GCCATTTATGTCTCCTTGTTAAATGCGATTAACGGCCTGCTGGGCCAAAAACAGGGCCCGGTGACTCCGATTTTACTGGAATACGCACCATACCATCTCGGTTTTCATCGCGACGGCGGCGCCCCTGTTGTTCGATGCCCAAGCCCTGAATAGCCTGCTTGTACGCATTTTCGTAGTACTGCAGCATCTCTAACGGTCCCTTGGTGTAGCTGTATGCTTGAATCAAACAGGCATACAACAACGCTTCTGGTGCATTTGTGCTGACCCACGTCGTCGTATTCGACGAGGAAAGCTGTGTAGGACGCGCGATATAGCCGAGTTCAACGGTGTACGCCGCATTCGGCGTAGGCGCCAGCTGAATATTACCGCTGTCCCATACAGCGTAATACTTCGGCTCCCCGGTGACAGTGGGATCGGGCCAATATTCCCGCATGAACGACGGATCTCTGAAGTCCAACATCTTCTTGTCCCCGCTAACCTCAATCATTAAGTAACGGTGCGCCAGAAGATCCGTAGGGGAAGCGATGTATTGACCACTCGGGGACGTGGTCGCCGTAGCCGTAACCTTAAACACGTCCAGATCAATGTCGCGCAAGATTCGGCTTTCCGCCATCGTGATGAACGTATCAATAATGGCGTTTGAGAAGACATTGCTGTCTACCTCAGTGTAGTTGCGGATCGCCGTGACGAGATCAGAGTAGTTCATGTGGTTGTCACCGTAACAGTGCCCACATATCCCTTAGCCGCCAACGGGCGAGGAATCGGAGCAGGTTGCATTCCAACACTGGAAAAGGGGGCGTCTACACCACTGCCCAGCGCAACCAACATCGGCTCATGCCGATCGGGCCGCGGATCCTGTAGAGCGATTGCATCCGCAGTGTAGTGCAGCGGGTAAAGCTGTGGTTCTTTAGGTTCATAGTCCCGAGAACAGACCATGAACCCCTTCCAATTCTTCTTCAAATCGGTCAGGCGGTACCGCTGCCCACAGATGTCGCAGAGGCCGTAAGCGTACTTACCAGCCGCGAAAGCCATCAGAATAGCCCCAGTGCCGCACCCCACAAGGGGGACATTTGGTAGCCCATCATGGCGGAATACCCGCCATACGGTGACGGGTTATACAGTGCGGGGAGCGGAGAGTACGAGCCATAGGGCGATCCCCCGTACCCAAGTCCATATCCATAGGATCCGGTATTGTTAAAGTAAGGGTTCGTTGGCGCCTGCGGAGCCATCGGCGCCGTTGTCGTAGGCTGCTGTTGAACCTGATCTTCCACGGTAGATAGGCGGGTATCAAATCCCTGCAGCGTATTCTGCAGATTCCCCTGCATGCCTTCCATTTGCTGAGTAATGGAACCAATGCCCTGATTTAACTGGTCAGTGAACTGGTTCTGCATGCTCCCAAATTGGTTCTGGAAGTCTCCAAACTGGTTCTGCATGTTAGAGAAGTTCGTGTTGAACGCCCCGAACTGGTTCTGCAGGTCAGACAAGCCTGTATTGAAGTTGCCGACTTGATTTTGAATGTCGCTAAGATTGGTGCCAAACCCGGTGATCTGATTCTGCGCGTTTGTAAAAGCGGTATTCAGGTCCCCGAACTGGTTCTGCAAGTTGTTCAGGCCGGTGTTGAACTGATTGTAACTGTTGGCATATTCAAGAGCGCTTGCAGGAAGTTTACTCCCGTACTGGGACATATACTGATTGTATTCGTCACTGCCTAGTGAGTACGTGCCGCCACCACCGGGCGAAGGAGAACGCCCCGGATTGCCTTGGTTAATGAACGCATTGTTCATTGGGTCGTAGTAAATGCCTCCCGGACCGTCCATAGGACGCATGTCATTCTGGAGTTCAATCCAGTTTGGGTTTACGGCGTTTAATAGTGCTTCGGGAGAGCCTGAAAGATACCCCGTTTTTACAGGCCGGTAAGCACTTCCGAGTGCCGTAGCAAGGGTCTGGTTGCCTGTCCAAGGGACAGGAGGGCCACTGGGGCCTCCCGCAATGAGCGCGTCAATTACCGCTTGTTCAGCCGGGGTTTTAACATCGCGCTGATTGTTTCGGATCAACGCTTGCTCATAGGTCATTGTGCCAGAGCGTGAAACAGGCATAACAGCAGGCTGGATTGCTCCAATTCCTGAATTCAAGACACGGGCGTTCTCTAATGCGGCCATGTCAGTACCCTATTGCAGGGACCAAGTGAGAGCCTGCCGTATCCCGGTCTTCCACCGCCGCGCGCTGGAAATCCTCTTCGTAAATCTGCTTGAGCGCAGGCGTACGATCTGGGGCATACTTCATAGACAGGTGATAGGCCAGACCAGACACCAAACAAGGCAAGAACCGGAAGTTCACATCCGAGGTATTGGTGTATGCGCCTGCGTCCTGAATACGGCGGATCTTATAAAACACCAGCGTATAGCTGGTGTCCGCAGCCGGGTAAACTGATACCGTAGGCGTATTCGCGCGCTCTACGTAAAATTGGCTTGGACGACCCTGCGTGTTTTTGTTCGGCAGCGCCAGATACTCAGCACGACCGATGCGGTCAATACGAACATCCTGCTGAGAGGCGCCTGTACCGGTGCGGATTACAGCAGACAGGACATTGACGGTGTCCGAATCCAGATTGTAGGTGGCCGTACCGGCGACCAGAGAGATTGTATCCTGCTCAATGGTCCAGAGATTCAAGCCGCGATTGGCCCAATCCAAGAACAACAGATTCAACGAACGACGCGCAGAGGCCATTTGGTACCCTGCAGTCATGCGCATACCACACCGCTCGAAGGCCTCTTCAATAAGGTCGTCGATCGACAGGTCGAATGCTGTTGTTCCTGAAGTAGCCATGTCTTACTTCTTGCAGCCCTTTTTGGCCATGCCGCCCTTGCGGTACTTACTTACACAGCCGCCTTTCTTCATCTTTTTAACGCCCATGCAAGCACCACCGCCACGGTTAGCCTTGCCCATGCCACGTCCCATCATGATCTACTCCTTAGCTCTTGCTAACTTCGAGAATGATTGAATAGGTGTCGCCAGCGGTATGCCCACGAGTTGTGAATGCAATATCGCCGGTTACCCCCGTACCTGCATTATTCTGGATGCCGCCAAAGCAGCGGAAATCCATATGATCCGTCATGCCTGCCGGAGCGGTAAACGCCAGAACATTCGCGGTTGCGTCAAACAGGATGTCCACGGACATGCCGTCTGTGGAATACCAGCACTGCGTGATTTTGACCTTGGACGGAGCGCCGAACAGGGTAGATACGTCTACCTTGACCACGGCGGATTCGCCGTCACCGCCGCTGACGTTGGTGAACTTCAGGACCGAGGTTTTCGGACCATCGACCAGAACCTGCGTGGTTACTGTATCTGCTGCCATTTTTAATCCTCTTTCAAAGACCCCGAAGGGCTACAAATAAAGGCCAATGGCCGATTAGGTCAATGCGGTAGTGGTGATTTTCAACCAGCTAGAACCGTCACTAACAACCAGTGCAAACTCGTCGTCGCCTACGCCATTGTCAGAAATAACATAGATCTTGCCGGTGCTAGAAGCAGCTGCCGGAAGAGAACCAGTTACAGTGGAAGTCGGGGTAAGAACACCGGCAACATTGCCAGTTACGTCGCCAGTTACAGCGCCTACGAAGCCAGCCGTAGAAGTAACTGGGCCGCTGAAAGTCGTGCTCGCCATGAGATTTTCTCCGTGTTTGCAGCACTAACCACGTCATCTCTGCAAAAGTCCGCTGGGTCGGTTGACGTGGCTGGATGTCCCAGAACCTACAGGGATTTATACGCTTCTGGGAGGGAGGCGTCAAGCAGCCTTCCATACCCACTTTTTCTTGCCACAGTCATAAATACGGCGGCCTCCTAAGAGGAATGTCAGGTCCCTTTCGGTGCGTGGATCTGTGTCTGGGTCAAAGTCAACTTCCACGCCGATTTCACGTGCTCGTAGGGGGATGCTTCGACGCTGCCAAGCAGGCTTATTCAAGAGCCCTAATTTAGGGTGCCATACCTGATAGTCAGGCTTGGTCTCCTCTACACAAGTAAACCCCAGTTTTTCATACATGCCGCCTTCAAAATAGCGATTGTCGGAGAAGGATTTCACTTCACGTGGGCGTTTATCCTGCAAAAAGGCTTTGAATAAGCGAGAAGCTCCTCCGGCCACGTTTATCCGTGTGGCATACCGAGTCAGCGTCCAAACCCTACGCCGATTAGCTCCCCGGTCATTGGCGCCCTCGGTGAAGCGCATGCACGCCACCAATTTATCATTCCAGTACAGGCCATAATGCGCCCCTCTGCCTGCCCCGCCTTGCGGGTGGTAGCGATCGTAAAAATCCGCTGCTTCGCGATGCTCCACTGGTCTCAGCGTGCACTTACGCGCCATGACGCGCCCCCGAGATGCCCCGACAGCGTTTCTCAAGAGCCTGCGTAACGCATAGTTTCGCTGTTTCCACTCCGTCTCAAACACCGTAATCAGGCGGATTCCCTTGTCTTGGCAAGCCTTGTACTTGTTGTAGTGATCCATCGAATGCAAAGCTTCATGGTCTAGGTCGCCCGAGGAATGCCAATATTCCCCGCAGTATTCAATAGCCAGCGCCTTTTCAGGCAGCAGCACATCCAGTTCTTTAGGGGCTATCTGCGTCCGATCACGTTGCACCACTGGAGTGAAAAGAGCTAACCCCTCCGCAATTGCCTGCTCTGGGGCGGATTTCATGTGATTACAGCGGGGGCAGGGGTTTTGTTTGTTGTTGAGGTGGTTGTCTGGGGTCTGTTTGATCACGGTGTCATGCAAGGTGCACCGGAAGGTAAAGTGCACTTTTGCACCTACATAGACACTTTCGCTGTAATCAAATGCCTCTCCCCACACTGCTTTTGCCTGCTCAAAAAAGACCTTGGGATCTTTCGGCTGCATGGTAGGGTTCTTTTCATTAGAACAGGTAGGACAGCCTTTGCCTTGTATGTGGTTTGTCGGAGACTGCAAGAAATCCCCGTGCTTAGGGCATGTAATGGCCACATGAGCGTGCGCATTTTTGTAGTCCACATGCTCATAGCTGTATTTCCCGCCATGCTTTTCTGTTGCAGCAGCAACAAAGGTTTCCAGATCTTTGTAGGCCCTTTTCCGATTTGTGGTGGGTTTGTGTTGGTTGTAGGCGTCTTCTCTGGCACAGGTCTTGCACTTCCCGATGCTCGTAAAACGCTGATCAATATGTCCTCTCACGCAAGGCTTCCCTGTGAAGTAGTGCGTTAGGCCCTGTGCTTTTGCTTCCGAACGAGAAACTAGCGTAAAAGAGGCTTTTGTCATACAGATTGTCCTGCTTGGTAGCTAAGATAACCTGTATGATATGAGGATAATCTGTATGATGCAAGTCCGTAGGGCAAATAAAAAGCCCCTCCGAAGAGGGGCTTCAAATCAACGTATGTAGTTGATTTTATTACGCAGCACCCGGCGAACCGAAGATGCCACGCGGATCAGACCAGCCGAAGCTATAGCGCTCGCGGGCCTTGTAGCGGACATTACCGGTTTCAAAGTCGCCTTCCATGCCAGTCTTGATAGCAACACGCTGGAACATCTTCAGGCCGTTCGGGGCATCAGTCTTGATGAAAAATGCGTCCGGATCGGTCAGGTAATGGTTTACAGAGTAACCCTGCGGAACCATACCCATGTTCTTGATAGCGTTGATGTCGTTATCAGCGGTACCAACACGAAGAGTGGACTTCATGATGCGGTCAGCGGTGAACTGAAGTTCCTTCGGAATGATCAGCTTCATGCCGCGAACAGCGATCTTCAGGCCACGTTCGTCGGTAAACGCCGCGATGTCAATCAGGGCCTGTTCCAGCGAGGTTTCGCTGAGGTCAGCTGCGGTTGACAGTTCGTTGCGCAGGCTCGCACCAGACAGGGTCGGGTGGTCAGTAGCACACAGTTCCTTGCCATCACCGCCGAGGTAGCTAGAGCTGAACGCATTGTTCAGGACAGAAGCTGCCTTGATCTGCTTGGTGACCGCCATGGAGCGTGCCAGAGCCTTGGTGTAACGGGAAGCCAGCTTGTCGTACAGGTTGTCTTCGATTGCCTCTTCCGTCAGCGCGAACGCCAAAGCGATCGTTTCGTGGCTGTAACGTGAGGTGTAAACTTCCTGTGCGTCGTCATAGGTGACGCTTGCGCCTTCACCCTTGGTTGCGGCTTCGCCGAAACCAGACAACATGACTTCTTCCTCAAAAGCACGATCGGAATTCTCAACAGAGAAGATCTCAGCGTGCTCATTTTCGTAGTTGCTGTATTCCAGACCGAACAAGGCGTTCAGGCCCGGTTCCAGCTCTTTTACGAGTTGTGCGCGGTTAATAGCCATTGTTCAGCTCCTTAGATTGCAGCGCCAGCAGCCGGGTTAAGGGCATGCTTGTAAATGGTCACTTCTACTTCAGCGAATTCGCCCCATGCGTTGCCCGGCTTCTTAGAGAGGGCAATTACACGGAAGAAATCGTCAGTTGAAGCGTCTTCATCGACCTGCTGTGCAGAACGACCGGTGCTGGTAGAACCAGAATCGGTGTTGTCCAGATCCACCAGTGCGCCTACCAGAGTAGAAGCCGGGGTACCTGAGCACTGTGCAGCGAACACGATGTTCGGATCGTCATATACGAAAGCAACTGCGTCGCCGTCACCCAGAGTAGTCTGAGCAGCAGGCCAGTACTTGCTGTATACGATTTCACCCTGTTCATTGGTGTAGCGGCAGCCGCCGAATACGCCCAAGAAGGATGCAGAATCATCGTCACCCACGTCGATGTAACCGGTTGCCAGCAATTCAACAACGTCGCCGCTGAAGATTGCAGTAGCAGAATCGGTTGCAATCGGGT